ACTGCGAATACTCCGAGCCACAGCCCTCGCAGCCTTCAGGCAAAACAGAATTGAAGATTATCGGTTGGTTAGGTATCGAGGTATAACTCATGGCAGTAGTTTATTTGAACGTAATTCGAATTGTGCGCCTTTGCGCATCACTGATTCAATCTGAATGTTTTTAATGTAGGTAGGTGAAACCGCGAGCGCGTCGTCTTTGCGCCCTAATAAGATAGGCTTCGATGTTTCGCTTGTTATCGCGTTTATCTCTGCCATGCTTAACGGGCGCTTAAACTTGTATAGGTAGGCTTGCACATCATTAATATCTACGGGCTGTAAATCGGGGCTTTGAAAATTTGAACCCGAGCCGCTGAATAATGTGGAATTTGCAAAGCCTGAAAGGATGCGCATATACATCGGACCAACCGTAGAGGCTCCCGTTACATCGGTGTAAATTCTTTCGCCTTGATTACAATAAAAAGTAGCGGTTGCAGTAGCTAATAAATTTACATTGCCTGTTACGGGCGTGCCGCTCACTTCTTGAATAACAGCCGAGCCATCGGGTTCATATCTTTTTATTTGCGCTATTATTGTTCTGTTTCCAAAAGCGCCCGTAAGTTGGTCAAGAAAAAACGAAACGTTAAACGTGTAAATACCGCTAAATGGTATGAGATAAAATTCACCATTTAAATTGTTTCCCACGTCCGATAACTCATTATTCCAATCAGGGAAAACGCCATTAAACTCACTAAATGAAGTTGCGGTTGTGTTTATAATTTCCCAATCTTGAACGGGTGTAATTAATACCGTAGCACTAAACGGCGTTAGAGTTGAGTCGCCTTGATTAAAAAACCCATTCAGCGAATTAGGGAAGCCATTTAACCAATTTCCCGAAACGGATTCATTCGAAAAGTTTAGGTTATAAAAAGGAATCGTTAACCCCGGCAAATTATAGAAACGCGCCGAAAACGAATCGGGCGAAAAGCCGCTATCATAATTGCTTTGAATTATTACGGGCGCTAATTCATGGTCTTGACTATTGTAACGTAATATATCTTCAATAACGTTATGGTCGAATATTACGTCGCTCGTTTTTAAATTAAGTACGTTCGATGTATTACACTCTCCAACGAATCCAAATGTTTCATCTCTAAAGCCTAAGAATTGCGGCTGTGGAAATAGGCAAAAGCCCTCGCCGCCGTTACATTCATTCGGGAATAGGTAAGGGTTCGCGCCAAAGTTTACGGAAGCATATAGCCGCGTTGTATCGAACTTCATTTCGATTTCGGGCTGGTCGTATAAACTAACTGAAGGCGTGCTTTGTTGGAAGTAGCTAACGGGTTCAATGCGTAACAAAGGGCGACCGTTCGCTTGCCTTTCGAAACCCATACCGAGGTTTAACTTTTGCTTCAGCACTAAATAAACTTGTTCGAAAGTGGCGAACATTTCTAAATCCGATTTCGTGCGTAATACATTACCCTGCGTATAAACAGTTGTATCGAAATTCGGATTCGAATAAGCGAATAGGTTAGAATCGAAGTCTATTAACCCATCGCTCATGCACGTTACCAAATGCGCAAACACATCGTAAATGCCATAACCAAAAGCCCAGCTCGTATAATAACTACCCGTTGCGGGGTCAAACACATAAAGCCGTCTAATCGTTGGCGGTGTTATTGGAGTGTCATTCTTTGACCTTGTTAAGCGTAGCGAAAACGGTATGCTCTTATTGTTGTTTATCTTAGTGCTAAACGTTTCATCGTACATTTTCGTTTTAACCTGACAGCGGTCTAAAATAAAGTTGCATTCGGTAACAATCAAATAGCCGTCAACTAAACGCTCCCAAGTACCCGAACTGCATAAGTATTGAACTGATAAGCGCACTAACTCACAATAGCCCGAGGTTGCTAACTTATCGTACAAATAGCCGAATACATCGCCGCCAAAGATTAACTCATTATCAAAGGAAACTATACGCGCTCCTATCGCATCGTCCTCGGTTATATTTATCCCGAAATCTTCAGCGTTCAAAGGTTGCCCCCTATCGAGGTTATCGATTAAAAACTTTAATTCAGATGCCATGAGTAACGCGAATCGCTGCCGTTAATATTTATTACCGTGTTATTGCGCTTTAGGTCGCGCCTCATGCCTTTTATTTCACGTTCCATAGATTTACTATTTAATGAAGCATTGACGTTAATAGCGCGCTCCTTTTTGCCCATATAATAGTTTAATGCAGGGCGAACATACCTTTCATCTATTAAACGCTTAAACGCCGCGCTCGATGTGTTTAAAGCATCCAGTTCGGAACGGTGGCGCGTTACTGCATTGCGATTAACTACAAACTCGCCGCGTTCGGCTTCGATTAACGTACCGCCCGCGTCGTGGCTTCGACCGCCAATAATACCTCCTTTAGCGTACTTAGGCAAAGGCTTAGATATAACAATACCAGCTTCTATTAAACCTTGCGCAAGAGCAAAGGCGCTGAAAGGTAATCCAAATGTTTGAGGGCTTGCGGCAATAGACTTAGAAACCGCAATCGATGTATTTAACGCGATTTCAAATAACGCCGTGGCTCTATCTAACTTAGCTTGCTTAATTTTTTCGGCTGCTATTTTACGACTTGTTCTTAATTCGCTTGCCTCACGTTGGCGCTGTTTATCAAATTCGCTTTGCGCTGAATTATTGATAGCTTCTATTTCAGCTTGTGATTGCGCGTTAATTTGTTCGATACGAGCTTGCGATTGTTCTTTGTAAATATTTAAAAGACCTGAAATAATTTCACCCGTTTGTTGAGCTATTTGTATTATTTCCTCTAATTCAGCTTCGCGGTCTTTTTTGCGTTCGGCTGCGTTCTTTTCTCTAAATTCTTTTTTCTTATTGAATATCTCAAGTTCGGCTGCATTTGTAATAGCTTGTCGTTCGCTTTCTCCCGCCTTTATTATTTCGGTTTCTAATATCGAACCTTCGGTAACGCCTTTAAGTTTTTCGCGCTGGCTTAATTCCGAAGCATCCAATTGAGCGATTGCCCTTTGTTGTATTAGTTCTATTTCGGCATTGCTTACATCTTCAGCCGTGGCTAATCCTTGTTGGTTTAGCAATTGTATTTTACTAAATGCGGCTTCGGCTGCACTTACTCGATTTGCTGCTAATGTTTGAGCAAGTAACGCATCCTGTTTCAATAGTTCCTCGGTAACATTTCCCACCGCTATTTTAAGCGCGTCGTATTCCTTTTTCGTTTTCTCAGCCGCTTTTTGATTTCTCTTATTCGCTTTCTCAGCTTTATCGGCTAAATCATTTTCGAACTCAATAATTTCAGCTATTGAGTTAGTACGAATATTCGAAGCCCGTTTTGCTCCAGCCTCAATAATTTGCGCTCTTTGTTCCTCAAATTTACGTTGCTCAATTTGTACCGAACCAATTAAATTACGTTCATCATCTGCGAACTTTTCTTGTATAGCTTTGATGTTTTCATTGTACTTTGTTCGCGCATCAGTTAGCTCGCTTAATGTTTGCAATTGATTTTTACGCAAATCCTCGTTAACCTTTACTTCGACTTCGGCACGTTTAGCAGTTGCATCGGTTATATTACCCTGTGCTTTTGCTAACCTAATCGCTGCAAGTTCCTGCTCGGCTGCGGCTTCGGCAACGCTATTAGCTACGTTTTGGTTTGCTTCAGCAAGTTTGTTTGTTGCCTCGCTTGCGTCCTCGGTTGCTTCAGTAGATGCGAATAACTTTTCAATTAGAAACCCTAAACCAACAACCAACGCGCCCACTCCAGTAGCCGCTAAAGCTATTCTAAAGGCTTTTACCGCGCCCGTAGACGTTCCGACTACCGTTGTATAGATTGCCTGCTTTGCTGTTAATATAGCGGTTTTAATTGCGCTTTCCTCAAGTAGTAAATTTGCTATTTGCTGAACGCCGTTAGCGACCGCGATAGCGCCCTGAACTTTTAAAATAGCCTTTTGTAAATCTTCGCTCTCAGAACCAAACAACGCCGCCGCGCCTTGCGCAACCTCAAACCCCGCCGCTAAACCTTGCGTAGCTTGCACCGCTGCATCGAACTTAAACGTATCAGCGGCAAGGATTTTAACCCGTGCGCGCGTGTCGCCTATTTGGTCTTCGAGCCGTGAGGCTGCGATTAATAGCTGGTTAAACTCTTTTGTATTATCCTTACCTTGTTGCTCGAGTAGTGTAAGTTCCTGTTTTAAACCGCGTAACTGCCCTGTTAAGCTCTTACCACTTTTGGCTAACTTTTCGATAGCCGTCGTATTACCATCGAGCGCCTTTTTAACTTCACCCCCGCTAAATGCAGCGGCGGCGCTTTTGGCGGCATCTTTAAACTCGGTTGCAATCTTATCGGAAGCCTTTTGAGCCGACTTAACCGCCTCGTTGTTTACCTCGTTAATCTTATTAACCGTGGCTTCGAGGTCGCCCGCGTCGGCTTTATATTTTATTAAGACTTCAGCCATTATGGTGTTGCTTATAGAACACCTCAAATTTAATCAAAAAAACGTCAATATCGGACTGCATCAATTCTTTAAACTCGAGAACATTACCGCCCGCGATGTGCATCACTTGCTCCCTGAATTTGTCTTGCGCTTGCTTTGCCCTTCGTCCCGGTGAGAACTCAACGCCGCTAAGGTTTCGTGTAGCTTTTGTATTTGTACTCGGTTGTAATCCCATAATGTCGTTAACTCGTCGGGCGACATACGTAACAAGGGTTTCAGCGGCTCGATATCCAAACCTGTAAAAAAATCGTGCGACCCCTCCTCTGCCATCGCTTCAAATAGTTTTAGTTTCGATTGGTGAATATCGGGGTTTATAACCGCGGGGTTTTCGTCCGAACGTATTACCCACGTTGCGGCAATGTTTAACAATAGGTCGCGATGTATTACCGTGTTTTGCCTTTCACGAATAACGTGTATGTAGGTAGCAACTAACGCGGCGTTGCGTGGGTTCGTTAAACCAGCGCCTAAAGCCTTTTCCATTTCGGTTAGTATTGCTTCCATCTCAGAACCCGAAAGCCCGCTACTTAATCGCTCGAGCAAGCTCATGCTCATGGCAAAGCGCTCGAGTGGTAACGATGTTTCTTTTGGGAATCGGTAATAGCTAAATCCGTCCTTTGTGAATAGTTGTACTAAGTTGTATTTCGGTAGTTCGGGGTTAGCCCTATTGCGCGAAAAAATTAATCGCAGTCGCCCGCCTAATTTGCTGAATGATGTGGTCGATATCATTGTTTACTTTTATGATGCTACCGCTACGTAGCTGTATTATGCACTTTTCATCTTCGCCGCTGAACACGTGGCTTATATCGTTTACGTTAACGAGAACCTCAACAAACCCAATATCGCGCTCACTTAATTCGCGTAGGGTTTCATCCTCGGTATCGAGCGATTGGGTCAGGAACGCTTGGCAGAGGATGAACCCAGTCATATCTAACTCCAATAGTCGTGCGGGCATTCTGCATCTTTAACCCGCGTCTTAGCGGGTAGGAAACAACCGCACGCCGTACAAAGGTTTAAAGCCTTATTGCGATGCTGGCATAGGTTACAAATAGGCGTTCGTGTTTCGCTTAGCGCGTTCGCTTCTTTATTCGATGTTACCCAAAGATACCAACCGTGAATTATTGATTTTATCCGTTGCATTCTACGCATTCCATTAAGTTAACTACTTCGGGTTCTTCGCTGATTATTTCAATGTTCGCCACGCTAAAACTAATACAATCGTATTCCACTTCACAAATCGTAAACTTATTGCACCCGGCTAACTCGAGCGTGTAGCCTTGCCCGTTATCTATCTTCGCGCCCGTAATGGTTAACAGCCCGTCAATATCGGATTCAGCATTAAACACTTGCAGCTTATTCGTGGCATTGCTCTTTAACGTTATGGTGTAGTTAGTTTCGGGTTCTACAAATCCGAACGCTATACCGCCATTACAATAGGCTACTTGAATGCCTGAATCGAAACAAGGTGAACAAACGCTCATAAATATCTTTTAAGTATTGCGTTTACAAAGTAACGAAAACAATCTAAAAAGTCGGCACGCTCAGAAATGTTTTTTCGATTGCTCTTTATTATTTGCCCGTCCGCGTTGCATTGCACCTGCTTAGCATCGAAAACAAACCCTTTGCAATTTTTACTATTTACGCGAATATCTAGTTTCTTGAGCGCCGTGTTGCAATCGATACGGCTGTTAACGTGGCGCGGGTTTGCTGGTATTATAATTTGATTATCGGCTAACTTGAGGCGGCGTTTAATCTGAATGTAAGCACTCGAGTTATCGCGTTCCTGTATTGTACCGCCTTTGCCCATTGCGTCGCCTGTAATTCTTAACAGCCCCGTTGGTATATTCAATGCTTCGACCGCATCGCAAAACGCATCTATCGAACCGCGCTCTATCTTTATTTCATCCACTACCATAGCCGAGCTGCCAACGTTTTGAATAACCAAAGCGCATAACGGGTTAATGTTGAAATCGACGCTTATAAACGTCGGTAAGTGCGCGTTGTGGGTTACGCTATCGTCTATATGCTTTTCGTCGCTCCAAGCGTATAGGAACGGGTTAGCAACGTCATCGAGAACGTCCCAGTCGCCCTCAACGAATCGAGCGTATTGAATAGGGGGTAATTCTTTTAACGCGTCTAAGTATTCGGGCGCGATGTGTGGATTATCCGTTATTCGGCTTGGTATGTACGCCCAACGTTCGGGTAAAGTGTTTTCGCGGTAACGGTTGTATATAATCGACTTAACCCAGTTTTGAGCGGGGTTGCACGTTGCGAGGCAAACGATAGGCGGCTTGCCGTGCGCTTTATTCCAACTGCCTATACGTTCCTGTACTTTATAAAACGTTACTTCCTGCAATTCGTTTACTTCGTCTAAGCCTGCGCCATTAATCTCTAAACCCCTAAAGCGATTTAAATCTTTGTCATCGTCGAAACTTTCTGCCATGAACATAAGCTCCGAACCGTTTGTAAAAGTGATAACATTCGTTTCCCTATTCCAGTTCTTAACGTAGCTACTTACGCCGTCCATCATTATTGACGCGAAGCTCGGAAACGTGGTACGCTTTAAATCGGGTAGGCTCTTACGAATAACCGCCCATCGAGAGCGCGGGTACGTTAAACAAAGCGATGTTAGAGTTAATAGAAGCCAATACGTTTTACCGCCGCGAATCTTTGCCCCCACACTTTCGAGCGGGGGCGGTTATCGTATAGCGCCCCCGAAGACAATAACTCTTTTGTCCCCGTTGGTCGCCATGTCGAAGGCTGTGGTTTGTGTTTCAGTTAGTGTAAAATTCATTCGGCTGGTTTGCTCGGTTCGGTGCGAATGATAACGAGCGGCTCGGTCGTGGTAATGGTGTTTTCTCCGTTATTGCTCCAACGCCCGCGCTGTCGATTCGCTAACCAATGTTTAGCCGCCGCCGTGTCAGAGGGTAGCTGCTTGCGTAGCTTTACTACTTCGCCATCCTTAGTTACCGCCTCTTCAACTATCGTTACACCTAATGCACGTTCGTACATCGAACGCGCTACTTTAGCGTCCGCGTCCTCTTTGCCGCGTGTTAATGACTCTAAAAATGTAGGCTGGTCGCGTTTCCAATTGTTAAACGTCGCCTCACATATATCGAACGCCGCTGCCATTTGCACATCGTTAAGCCCGAGTAAAGCAAGGTTAAACGCCCTTTCGTCGTATTCGGGTTTATAATCCGTTGGTCTACCTAATTTTTTCATCGCTTGTTTCTTGCTTTGCGGTATTTCTCGGCTTCGGCATATGCTATCGCGGCGGCTTGCTCAGGTGAATAACCTTCGCCTATTAGCTTGCGAATGTTCATGCTTATAATCGTTTGCGTATCTCCTTGAAATAGTGGCATAGTATTACAAATTTACAAATTATAAGTATCAATTCGTTTCTTAACCATTTCAATAAAGCGCTCCATCATTGCCGCATAAAAGCTGTTAAAGTCCTTATGCCCTTCGGGCGCATGTTCAAATAGAACGTAAAGCGTTGAGCGTAACCGCTGGCTCGGTGTTTTGCTTCCGAGTTCGGCGGCATCGAGTTTAAGGTTATTTAAAAGCTGTTCATCGTTGTAATTGAATTGTTCGCCCTTAAATGCCATAACACCTACGCCGCCCATCCATTGATTGAATAGCGCGCTGGTTTGCTCGGGCGTTAGTTCCTGCGTTCCGATTGTTACCTTAATCGTTTTATCGCGGCGCGTGGCTACCGATTCAATCGCACACGGTATGGTTAACAATTTAGCATCCATACTCGGGGTCGTGTTTCTTTGATTTGTATTCGAGCTTTAAGCCTTCGAGGTATGCGCGAACCATTGCCGTAATCTTTTCGCGGTGCGTTTGCGGTACGCGAAAGCATAACGTCGATGTTTGTTCGCCGTATTGCTTCGACCTGCCAGCACCTTCACGGCGACCGCCACGCTTTGAAATCGGTTTCGATGTTGCTTCCATTGCTGCAAATATACTCATTTTTTGATTACGTTTTGCAAATTTATATCGTGTTTTTTTAGGAGCTTCAGCCAATCGAGCGAACGGTTTAAATACAATCGGTAGGCTATCGAGGTGCGCGGGGCGCTTGTTAATTGAGCTGCATAGCTTCGATGTGTTTTAAGCGTGTCGGTGTAATGCGTAACGCCCTCTTTAAATTCGCCTTGCTCGGGTTCATAGTTTGTCATGTAATCGATTATTCGTTCCTCGGTGGTCATTCTCTATTTTTAAACTTTCTTAAAAACTTTTCCATTTCGTCTTTTATATCTTGAGCGGTAATATTTGTATTTTTTATATCTATGGCATCTGTATAAATTCCGTCAAACCATGATATAGAATTAACGACCTCATTACCTAAACTTATGTCATCAATCATTGATATAAAAGCAATAATAGATTTATTTATATCGGCTTTAATCCAAGCGTATTTGTAATCATTAAAGCATTGAATATGTACCCACCCTTTGGTTTCAAAATAATTGTTTACTACTTGAATAGGGTAGCCTATAAATTCATCTAAATCAAATAGACCGTGTTGTAAATTATCTTCCATTAGAAAGGCGTAAAATCAAATGTTTCGTTTGGTGCTATTGCGGTTTCCTTAACTGGTAAAAAGCTGCTTCCAGTATTGCCGCCGTTATCGCTAAAATGCGTTAGCGTTTCATTATGCTTAAATCGTACTTCACCCGTTGAGCCTTGCCGATGCTTTTCGAATAAGTAAAAAACGTCGTTCGTGTAGGGCGTGCCGTTATCTTCAGTAAGCGCGTAATATGAAGGTCGCCACACAAACATAACGGTATCTGCATCTTGTTCAATGCTACCCGATTCGCGAAGGTCTGAAAGTATCGGTCGTTTATCGGCTCTTTGTTCAACTTGCCTGCTTAATTGTGCAAGTGCGATAATTGGTATGTTTAACTCCTTTTGCGCGGCTTTTAACGTGCGGCTTATCTCTGCTACCTCAGCTTCGCGATTACCGCCTTTAAAGCCTTCTATCGTCATTAACTGCAAATAATCGATTATTGCCCACTTACAACGATTTTTACGCACCTCGCGGCGCAATATCCTAACGGCTTCATGAACGCCGCATCGAGCCTTATCGTAAATCAAAATAGGTAACTTTTCGGTTTTACCTATCGATTGCTCGAATGCGTGTAGTTCGGGTTGTGTTAGGTTACCATCGCGAAGGCGTGCGCTGTTAATTAGGCTTTCTCCGTGCTGCAATATAAGGCGCTGAGCTAACTGGCTGCGATTCATTTCGAGGTTGAAATAAACGCCCGGCTCGCCAAATTGCACCGCGTGAAATAGCGCAAGGGCGGTTTTACCCATCGAGGGGCGACCCGCTAAGATTATAAGCTCAGGGTGAAAGCCACCCGTAAAACGATTTAAAGCGCTTAAGCCCGTGTTTAAGCCGCTCGTTTGCCCCGACTGATACAAAGCGTTGCGGCGGTAATATGCTT